AGAAATAAGCCCCAATACAGGATATTCAAATATCGTTCCATTTTCGGAAAAGCTCGTGCGTAAATTTTGGAAAACTCCAGTATATATGAGTTTTGTTTTTCGGTAGACTCGCAAAATATCTCCAGGGGAAACAGTTATTTCTCCAATCAAAGAAAGAAGAAACTGCCCTTGCCCCCCATTTATATTTGCAGAAAAAGAAGCATTATTTTTGATAATACTTGGATTGATTGTGTACTGGTACACATCGCTTTTATTATATACCTTGTAATTGTACATACTATATATAGTTTTTTCTATTTACAAACACAATATCAGCCCCCCATGTTCCATTTCCAGAAACGTCTATAAAATTCGTATTTGGGAAAATCTCTGGAAATTCTCAGTCATAATCGACTTCTATATCGTTCAAAGTAATACTTCTATCGAGCCCATTTATTTTGAGTATATCATCAGTTGTAAATGTTTCTGAAACGGTAATTGTCTTTCTCTGGTCGGTAAGTGAAAAGCTCGTTGTTCCTGTAACCGTTCAAAAGAAAATATACGTCGTCAAATCTGCTGTAGCCGTTCCCTCTGCTGTGATTTCTTCACGAAAATTTCCAGTGATTCATGTTCGAGTTCTCACTTGATTATTGATTTTATAAAAAAACGGTTCGATAGTTTCAAAAGAAAGAGAAACTTGTATGAAAGTACAATTATAATGCTGTAGTTGTATCGGTGCAGACGTGCAGTTCGCTCTTATACGTCGTATTTCTCCAGTTTTGAGTTTTACATCTATATTTACGTTTTCCCCATACGTTGCTTTTCTCAATTCGTCGAGATTACTAATAAGAGCATCTCTATCGCTTCCTTTGACTGTAATTTGCATAGAAACATTCTTGCTTCTCTCATATTTTGACACAAAAGAAACCCCATTTTTAATGGGATTATTAAAGATATTTACATCTGTTTTCGTGTCAAAATCTATATTTGAGATAGTATAATTCCCAGTCAAAGAAAGTCATCAAATCACATAATCTGCTTGTTCTGAAAGGATAGGAGCGTCTCCACTTCCTAAAGGATTTCAAGTTCCGAAAAGTTCCATATTTTAGTTTTAAGATATACCCAGTCTCTGAAGTTGCATCGTTCTCGTAAGTTCTTGTTTTATCTTCAATACAAGCCTATTTTCATCAGCTTCATTATACACATTTACGTTTCAAAGAGAAATATTTATACTTTGATTACTTCCAGAAGCTTGCACACTTCCACTCGTTCGTGGCACAAATAATTCTGGTCAATTTTCTCCAACAAGATATGCTCTGTTTTGTGTAACTGCTCCACCTGAAGCACGAGCACCAACTGCACTTGATACTTTAGATGCTGCGTTTCCCACTGCTTCTTTCGCTGCACTTGCAATATTACTTAAAATCTTTTTTGCTTGTGCTACTTTGTCTGAAACAAAATTCATTACTGCGTCTAGTTTTTCTTTTATGCTATCTACGAGACTCGTGATCCATCAAGAAAATCAAATATATATTTCTTCTCAAATTCATATAAATAGTTCTTTCGCTGAAGTCATAGATCAAGATATAAGCTGATGAAGACTTACTCATATATCAAACCATGTTTTATATATATGTTCTGATAAACTTATTGTATCACTTTGTATTGATTCAACACTTTTATGTATATCTACTCAAATATTAAACCATACATCATATATATGCTTTCATAATTCAGTCGTTTTCTCAGAAATTTTATCCCAGTTTAAAAATATAGCTGTTGCAACTCATACAACTGCTGCTGTAACCCAAGCTATAGGTCACATTGATATTACCCAAGCAGCTGCAACTTTCGCTGCATGTATAAGTGATTGGTATCACATAAGAGCAAACGCAGCTATAATTTTTGGTATCGATTGTATAGCTATAATTGTTGTAGAAGAAACTGTTTTTGCTGTAATTATAGACCAAGCAACTCATTGAGTAGCTAAATTTGTAACTGTAGCAACAGTCATGGAGACTATAGCTGGTAGATACAATCATATAATACTAGACATAATAATAGTTATCATATCTCAATATTTCGCAAAAAAACCTTGTATCGCAGATAAACTATCATTAAATGCCTCTTTTATTGCCTGTAATCAATCTCATAATGCTTTGAAAAAATCACGAAATAATTTTATACTTCAAGTTATTATAGATGTAACAAGTCACATATATCATATAATCTGTTCTTGATTTGTTTCTAACCACGTTCAAAGTCCTGCAACTGCTATCGAGATTCTATCAAAAACACCTCCTGCGATTATTTCTCCTGTTTCAGATACTCATACGAGAGCCATTGCAAGTCATTTGAATTGGTCTTTCATAGTTGAAAGTCTCCCATTAAGTGTCTCGCTTTGTTTATCCATTGCACCAGTTATCCCCTCGGCTTGCCCAATACTTTGCAAATATTCCCCTATAGATTCGCTTGTTTTCTTGACAGTTTGTTCTTGTCATTTGAAAGTAAAAGTTACATTATCCCCCTCTTGTCTCGCTTTTATACCAAATTCTTTCAGTCGTTCAAATTCCCCAGTAATAGCATCATTATAAGCTTCTACTATTTGTGATATTGGTTTTGCTTGCGACGCTGCAATATCTCAAAGATTCGTAAGCATTGGAATAAGTTCTTCATCCCCTATTCATGCAACGTTTTTAAGTTTCAGAGCAACATCAGAAAGCTCCCCAAATTCAAAAGGAGTCTTTTTTGCAAAATCCGAAAGATTCTTCATCATTTTTCATGCTTGTTCCGCACTTCCATAGAGATTCTCAAAAGCAACCCTTGTTTGCTCTATTTGTGCCGCACTTCTTACTCAGAAAAGTCATACTCAAGCTATGGCTGTTTGTGCTATAGCAAGTCATTTAGCAACCGAAGCAACCGTTGTTTTTAATCCTCAAAGAGTCCCACGTATACCATTTATAGATTTACTCGCTTGATCCTTTGCCTGGATTATAATATCAATATTTTGACTAGCCATTTTGTAATGCTTTAGCTTTTAATCATTGTCTTTTTTCTTCGACATTTTTCTCTTTGGATTCTAACGAAAAAATGCTCTTATGCAAAAGTATATTGTACTCGGTCTGATTATCAAACTCGCTCGGGGTACAATTCCATAATTTTGTCATAAGAACATAATCTCCGTAAGTTCAAGAAATATTCCCACTTCGTATATCTTTCTTAATCTCGTCTATAACTCTTTTCGGGATATATACTATTTTTTTTTAATAGATACGTTCAAAAGAGAAGCATAATCTGTTTCTGAAAGTGAGTCTACTTCTTCTTGAGTTAATCCCCATGTATACATCACACGCAAATCATTTGATTTCTCTGCATTTTCCATATCTATAGAAATATTAAGCTCGTTTCCACTCATAGAAGAAATATCCACTTCTTTCCCTTTGAAAAGAGCGATATTTATTTCTCGTGTAGCTTTTCGAGTCAATTCCTGTTGCTCCAGTGTTTTCTTTTCTCCTTTGATTGTGATTTCCATACTATGATAAAAAAATATTAAAATTATGCGTATTGCGTAGATTTTGCGTTTTGTAGGCTTGCAGAAGTAGTAATTCCATTTACTGCGTCATACATCCCAACAAATCCGATTGTTTGAGTAACGATTTCATCGAGAGTATCAGAAGTATCGAAGCTTTCAAATGAAATTTTTGGAATTGTAAATGTAAGTTCTGGAAATTCAGTTGCCCCGATCAGAGTTTTTCCAACAAGTTTTATTTGCATAACTTTATAGTCTCCGTCTTCAAAGATTTCTTGGTATGTTTTCCCGTCCATTTTAAGTTCGAAGTCTCCCGAAACTGCGAAAGCTTGATTATGTTGTGTCGCAAACTCATATTCACATCCTGACCCTGTACTTGTACCGAATACTTGTAAGAGATTTTTTTGAATTGAAAGTGTTGCTCTTTGAATAGATATTGGAGTTGCTCCAGTAAGTCCTGCAACTGTATCAGCAAGTTTTACCTCCATACAATTTACGAGAAAGTCTTCTTCAGTAGGAAATGCAGTAGTCAAAGCACTTGTATTTTGGATTTTACGTCCAATAGTAGAAAGTGAGAACATTGCTTTTTCTCCAACCTCAAAAGTAAAGTCAACATTTTGAAGCATATGGTATACACTTTTTTCTTGCTGTGTTGCGTTCAAATGAAACACCGTCGCACTTGGGTGATTATTGTCATTTTTTCGAGAAAACGCATGAGAATATACTCCAGTTTCAACGAGTGTTGCACTTCCTGAAGTTCCGAAAGCAAGTAGCAAAAGCCAACCAATAGAAGTATGTTTTACATTTCCACTTGCTGGGAATTCACTCATTTTCTGAGTAACGTATGAGTCAGATACTTGGTCAATAACTCCAAGCCCATTTTCTTGGGTAACTTTTGTTACTTGTGGAATAAGTTTTCCAGCAGTAAGAGGAATGTAAACATCAGAAGTTGTTTCAGTTCCTGAAGTTGCTTCGATACCAAGACCGAACGAATGTAAACGACCTATTTCTTTTGCCATAGCTATTTTTTAGAAATATAAATTTTTGTAGCTTCTTCGAGGTTTTCAGCCTCTATAGTTCCAAAATCAGGAAAAGTAAACTTTTCAAGTCTCTTTTCTTCTTTTGCTTCAGTAAGTTCTTCTCTTTTTGTAGGTTTCATAAAATCAATTATAAAAAAATAATTCTAAACTTCAATATTTTCTTTTACTTCGATTGTAATATCACAAATACGTTTCGTTTCGTCTGTTTCTATCCATCCCCAGTCGATACGTATAGGCTTCATATATACTACGGTCGAAGAAAGTGTAATATGTTCCTTTTTATTTACTTCTGTGAGAATCTGATCGGCAAGTTCTCGAATATATCCCTCCATATCGTCGATATTCTTGTTTTGGTAGTATATAGAGACTCGGTAAGATGAAATCATTTCGTTTTCGGTCGTATCATAAAAATCATTAGTTCATGATATTACCGAAACAGTTGCGTAAGGGTATGAATCGCTCTGCTTTGTATCATAATTAAAAACCTGTGTCAATTTTGTAGTTGCTACAAGTCCATTTATAATATCGTATATTTTTTGTGCGTTTGCTTTGTACATTATGCGAGTTTCTTACGTTTTAAAACAATTTCAATTGCTTGCTCATAGTTTCTTTTTGCTCTCCCTTTTACGTCGTCATATGCTCGTTTCATATAAAACTTTTTGTGTGGATTTTTGAAATTCTCGTATTCTCGACGGACTGCATACACTACTCCACGAGGTCAAACAATAACTTTCTTCGTTCCTTTTACTATGTTTTTTGGCTCATTTCCGATACTTTTTCGTAGTTGCCCTCTTTGATATGGTGCGTTCGATTGTGCCTCGTCTATTGTGTCCTGCACTGTATTGTATAGCCCTATCATAATCGCTTCATCCACTATATCAGAGGAAAGATTTTTAAAATCAAAAGAAGATGTAAGTGTTATTTTAGACATCGTGAATCTCCATTATTATATATTGCCCATGCTTCCCAGTCATATCGTTCAATTCTTCTCCTGCTTGTACTTTGAATGTACGAGCTCCCCAAAATACTTTATCTCCAGTCAAAAGAGGGAAAACTCAGTCGGTCAACATCATAAATTCTCTATATGAGCCCTCTCCATCTCTTGACTCAATAATCGAATCGCTACGAGGATTGATATATACTCCATATCCTGTTTTTACAGAAGAAAGGATAGAAACTCAAGCAGTTTCTACCATACGAGATATATTTATCTTTGCATTAGAGTGAATAAGCATAAAAGGTTTTATATTTATTTATAATTGAGCTTTGTCCTGTTTTTTCTATATAGTCGTAGGCTTCTTTTGCTCCATACGAAACCTGCAAGAGGTCTTGTGAAAACGAGGATATACCTTGCGAGTTCTTTGCATTGTGTAAATATCCAGCCAAAGAAAGACAAACTTGTTTTACATCGTCCGGGGCTTGGTCATACCCTGCGACGTATACAATTGTCAGTAAATACGGAAAATCAGAAAGGGAACTTACTGCATCTTTCAGTTTTAAATTTTGTCCTATAAATTTATAGTCTCCACTTACTACGGATGATCCGTTCACACTCGTGAGAGAAGTAGGATTTGAGTATTCAAGCCAAATAGAACTGACGTTGCATATATTTTCAAACTCCTGCGTACGTGTTTGTGTCAAAATACCCTCTTCGTTTCCGATGAGAGTATTAAAAATAGCTTCGCTTCTATCCACGAGAGCCTGCAAGTAAGCATTTTCTCCAGTTATTCCCTGGAGTTCTAAATCTGAAATGGTAATATACATTATTTAGATTTTTTAGAAGTATTTTTAGGAGTTTCAGTTTCTTCTGTAACTTCTTCAGATACAGTTTCTTCTTCAGTTTCTGCAATAGTTTCAGTTTCTTCTGTAACTTCTTCAGATACTTCAGCAAGGATAGTCCCTTCAACTTTTACAAATTTATTTGTCAAAAAGTTTCTTTCTGGAAGTTCGCTTTCAACGATTTCCCCCTCAACAACTTTCACTTTCCCTTCTCCTTTCACAAGTTCGATTCTTGTGTATTCAGACCCTGTATATTGGTATTGTGCCATATATAGATTTTTAAAAATTAAGATGAAATTGGAAACTGCAAGCCGAAACTTGCAATTTCTGTTTCACATTAAAGTGTAACGTTGTATCCAAGAGCAATCATTTTATCAAGAACATCTGTAACAGCCGTTGCACCAGTTGCGTTATCAACTGTATTTGCCCCCATAAAGTAATGTCCGAATATTTGGAATCCTTTCCCAGGAATACGAGCGATTTCGAGTTGGTATTCTCCGTTATATCCATATTGAACTGCGTCTTTATGAACTGCGAGGAATCCTCCTTTCACATTGTTTGCAGGAGTAACAGAAATTTTTCCGTCTGCTTCTGTTTTCCCAAAATCACGTGCAATCATTACATCACTTCCGAGGAAGTTAGTAAGAGCACCAGTAGTAATTGTAGAACTTCGACCATTCATAGCAGAATCTTTGAATTCAGTAATTCCAAGAGATTTTACATATGTTGCATGGTTGAAAATCCATAGAATATCAGCTGGATTTGCTGCGTTATCTCCAAGAAGAGCAAGAACAGTAAGGAAGTCGTCGAATGCAAGAGCACCTACATCAGCACCATTTGCAAGACCAGCTTTTCTAAGCCCCATTGCTCAAAGATAGTATGAAGTAGAAGCAGGAGCACCATCGTCAGAATTTACGTTTCCAGTTGCTCCAGCAGTTGTATCTCCATTCAAGATAAGAGCTTCTTGAGTTCTTGCAGCAGAGCTTGCAAGTTTTCTTTGAATAGTAGCAACTACATCAACAATGTTCACGAATCGTACTTCTTCATCAGAAACATCAACAGAAAACTCATATTTCTTTTGAGCAATTGAGATTTTTGCAGTTGGAAGTTTTCCTTTTCCTTGTGCAAGAGCTCCAGCACCAGTTGTCCATTCAGAACCGAGGTCATGGAATGCAGTTTCTCAAATAACTGGAA